TCAACTACATTAAAATCAACAGGTAAATCTAAACCCCAATCATCAAGCTGTTCAGTATCCCATTCATTAGCAATCATATTCCAATCCCATTCACCAAAACCAACATTGTCCTTAATTATAAATTCTCTCTGTTTCTTCACTGTTAATTCACTTGCTTTAATAATTGGAACTTCTTTTAATCCAGCTTCTTTACAAGCTTTTAACCTCATGTTTCCACCAAGAACAACCAACTCATCATTTACTACAATTGGTCTTAGTTTAAGCATTTCAGGAAATTCTTTTATTGACTTAACTAACTTGTGAAATTTGTCATCCTTTATCAATCTTGGATTGTTAGGATTGTTTTTAATTTTATATAGTTTAACAATTTCTGTTTTCATGATCCACAGCTAATACAATCTTCATCGTCAATATCACAAGTTCTTTCTGGTGTTTCCATTTCTTCCATTGCAGAACTGTAAGCTGCTCTTATCTTTGCTCCTAAATCTTGATCATTAGGAGTTATAGCGCATAAGAATGATATTTGATTAAGTAGATTGTTTTCCATTTTGTTTATTGTCTTTAAATATTTTACTTAATTCTTGTTTGTGTTTAGTTAGGTATTCTAGTAGTTTGGCTTTGGGTTGTTCTCTAACTTTCCTGTTCATATGCTTTATATAATTTGTTTAATGTGTTGTATAGTTCTTTTACGCATGAGCCACAAGAAGAAGATTGTTTGTTTGCTTCAAACACCCTGTTGTATATCTCTAGCATCTTGTGTTGTTCATCTCTGCTAATAACTTGTCTATGTGTTGACATGTAATTATGTAGCCAGTTGTATTCTTCTTCTACTAAGCAGTTCTGTTTGGTAGTGTAAGGAAAGAGCTTATTCAGGGCAATTTGACGTTCCAAACAGCCGCAGTCTTCTCCAGCTATCCACTTAACTACTTTTTTAATTCCTGTAGCTGTAGTGATTTTATCTATAGTATCTCCTAAACCTTTACTTTTCATTTTTAATTTGTTTTCTTATTTCTTCTTTACATTCTTTAACAGTTTTAAATACTGTCTTGTAACTTATCTTCGTGGCATTAGAAAGTTTCCTAATTGATCTAAACTCTTTACTATAAAGCTTAAAAAGCTTCTTATGAAACCATTGAAAATTCTCAATAACACCATCAATCTTTTCATAAAATTCTGCTGCACTTTCTACTTCTTTATCTTCTATGTCTGTGCTTAGTGGAATGCTAGACTTCTCAGAACGCATCATATCAGCTATAATATTTCTGATTCTCAAGTATACTATTGCATAGTTTGGTTGTCCGTCTATTATTATAGTCGTGGATTTTAGCTTTTTGCTACCTAATTCTTGATAAATTTTTAAATAAACTTCTTGAACTACATCTTCAGCAGTCATTGAATAGTACAAAGGCATCATTCTTTCTGCCATTAAAACCCATGAAGTATGTTTTCTATATAGTTTACTTAATATTTCGTCATCACTCATTTAACTAATATTAAACTTGTAGTGTCAGGGTGTTCTCCATCTATCTTACCAGCATAGAGAAGTGATTCTGTTAGCTTCCATTTTAATCGCCATAAATCAGTTTCAAATCCCTTTACTTCTATTAGTTCGGTGGTGTTGTCAAAGTTTGTTACTTTGAAATCTATGTAGTAATTGCATATTAGTTTGCCTTCTACATAGAGCTGTAGTCTGTGTTGTGGTTTGATGTGTTTGATTTCACCAGCTAGTTTTCTTAGTTCTAACTGTGCTGCATAAGCAGCTTCCTTTTTTGAATGATAGGTTCTGCCATTAAACTTTTGCTTAATAGCTTTGTATTTATTTCCCCTATTTTGGTATTGTTTTGAGTATGCCATCGCTATATACGATGACCAAGCAGAACAATTTTATGTAATTAATTTTAAATAGAAAGTATAATTATTTAAAAAGTATTAACAATTTGTCATTCTGTTATTATCTGCCATATCCTAACAATGCATATCCCAAGCACTACTGCTAATGCATGGGATATAACAAATGTTATTACAAAATCTTCCATTAAAATGGTAAATCAGATTGTTCATCTCCTACAGGAACAAATCCTTTTTCTTGCTTTTTTTCCCCTTCTGGGTTAAGTTGTTTTACCCCCCAGCAATCTAAATTGTTGTAGTATTTTCCTTTCCACTCATTACAGTATAAATTCACCATAAATTCAAAAACATATCCTTCTTGAAGTTTATTTACAAAGTCGGTGTTGTCTCCTTTAAATGTTAGCTTAACATCAGGGTTAACTTTTTGATCTGTTGTAATTACAACGTCTTGAACGAGAAAACCTTTTTCTCCTTTTTTTTCTAAGTCAAGTATTTTTTTGACTCTACCAGTAATTGATCTCATTTTTTTTATTTGTTGATTTATATTCTACAGGTTTGTAATAGTCTCCACCCTGTACTCCTATTTTTTTCATTGTTATTTATTTATTTGATTTAAGTTATTTCCGTTATTGCTTTGAAATGGGTTAAGACGTTGAAAAAAAGTATTTCTGATTTGTATTTTATCTGTTTGAGAATTTGCCCTGTCTTTATTGTTTTGATCCATTTCTTCTTTAAGTCTTTCATCTTCTTTAGTAGGCGGTTCATTGCACATTTTCCAAAACAAGGTTTTATTTGAATATCTACATTTTACTGGGGTTTCAGAGGGTTTTTTACATACCAATAAAAGATGACCTTTTTCTTTTATAAGCTCTGTTACTTTATACATTGTGTTATGAATATTACTAACATGCTCTTTATAAACAGATTCAGCTTGTTTAGGATAATCTTTTAGTAAATTTGAATGAAATAATTTCATGTATTCATTTTGAATTGTTTCTGGATTCCATCTTGTATCCCAAGAATCATTTTCTAAAATCATTTCCGCTATATTTTGAATAGCTGTTGTTTTTTTTGTTTTTCTTTTCATTTTGATATATTTAGTTGGTTATTATATTTTTTAGTAATTATTGTTTCAGCGTTTTGTATTTGATTTTTTAAAACTTTCATTTCTTCTATTGCAGCACCAGCAGCATAATATATTTTAGTTTCAGAAAGATTTTCTTGTTGTAAAAACTTTTCTAATATTTCAGCTTGTGATGTAGCTTGGATAAAAGATGATTTTATCTTTATAATTTCATGTGTAACTTCTTTTGGCAAATTGTTTTTTTCTATTTTGACAGATGGATATTTTAAATCAAACAACCTGTTTTTTGTGTATTCTGCAACATCATAATGAGACAAATCTTTATTTATTACTTCTTTAGCAATTGTTTTTATATGTTCTTTTTTTGCTCCATTTATAGAATTAACAAACCTTGTTGCAATAGATGATTGTTTAATACTATTTAAAGTTTCTCTATTAATTTTGCCATTCTTAACTGCGTTAATTCTTGTTAATGCATCTTTAGCTTTACCATGAAGCCATCCTAAAAAGTCCTGTAAATTTTTAGCTGTAACTTTTTCTTCTTTTTTATTATATTTTATAGCAAGAAACTTTATAGCTTGTTCTGCTGCTTCATCAATGTTCGATACTGAATCATACCATGAATCATTTTCATTAACCATGATTTTAAACATTGTTTCATCATTTATATTTTTTACAGTAAGATCTATCTCAAAATCATTTCCATGAATATTTTTAAGAGCTTCAAGTCTGTGATGTCCATAAGCAAGTTCTATGTTATCATTTATATTTCTTGCCAGTAGATTATCCCAGAAATCCGTATCTTCTATAGATTTTTCTAATTTTTTTACTTTTTCTTGATCTATAGGAAATTTATTTAAATCTCTATAAGGATTCTTCTTTATATTTTTTAATTTAATTTTCATTGTTTTAGT